AATTACCTACACACCTATCTGCCTCTAGTATTACCACTTATCAGCAATGTCCCCTTCGGTTTAGATTTTCCCGAATAGACCGGATACCAGAACCCACCTCAGAGGCAATGATTTTGGGGACATTCGTTCATGAAATTCTAGAAGGATTTTATGCGCTGGATCCCGAAGACCGAACAGTTGCCGAAGCCAGACGAATTGCTCGGGAGTTGTGGGAAAATAAATTCGCAGAAGAAACCAGCACAGTACGAATCAAGTCTGTCAATGACTTTCGCTGGCAGGCATGGTGGTGTGTCGAAAATGTTTTCGGCATGGAAGATCCGCCAAGCGTTAAAATTCGTGGAATAGAGGACAAGTTCTCCGCCTCCATCAACGATGTTCCTCTTTTGGGATTCATTGATCGTTGGACTGAGGAAGAGGACGGATCGCTCACCGTCACAGATTACAAAAGTGGAAAGGTTTCTAAGCCTCAATACGAAGCCGATAAAGTTTTTCAAATCATTCTTTATGTAGAGATGCTTGAACGTTTGAATGATTTAGAGATTAGCAATGCTGAAATAATGTATGTAAAGTTCAAAGAAAGAAAAAGATACGACCCGACGCCCAAACGACGCAAAGTAGTTTTGAAACTGATTGATCAAACTTGGGATGGAGTCACATCCGGATGTGAGAGCGGCCATTTCGCTACACAGACAGGCCCACTGTGTAATTGGTGTGCCTATAAGAATATTTGTCCAGCATGGAACTAAGGAATAAAACTAATGGATCAACAAGAGTTCGACCGCATTGTCTCGGAAGATGTCAAAAACGTACTGTCCTCTGAGAAGCAAGACTATCTTCGTCTTAACGAAAATCTAGAAAGATGGAAGAGGTCACTTCTTAAGTTGTTGGAAAACCTTGACGATCAGATTTCTGAACTCGGTCAAGACGAAGTCGTGATTACAGAAAAACTTCCGACCTCTTTGGTTTCTTCATACAAAATAGAAGCAGACGAAAAGAAAACCAAGATTGGTCGGTTTCGTTTCTATGTCACTCAGAAACTTTCTGAGGCGGAGAGAATGCTTGCCTTGGGCGAAAGCGGTCAAGAAGAAGACCTACGCCTTGCCAGTTTCTATCGAAACGCCATTTTGGAACATCGCTCTGTTATGCAGCATTACGACTTTGAACCAACTCCCATAGATCATGCGTTGTGGAATTCCATTGACGGCGTGTGGAGTTTCGTGGATCTAGACAAACAGTTGAGCAAGTGGAACTAAAAGTTGGGTTCGCTTCTGGCGATTGGTCTGAATCGGTTTCCGAAGCAGATGGTAGTCCCACGATGGGAGGCTCAGGTTGGATCAGAATAGGTCAGTATTCTAAACACCTGACAGTGCCCCACGTTATAGGCGTGCTTGTGTTCAACAAGGATTTAGGAATCTTTGGTGTAACAGATTGGGACGATAATCACCATTTCGATTGCAACATTATTTATATGCAACGTTGGATGGTAAAAGGTATTCCGGAAAACATTAAGATAGCAAAGCGTAATGGTCAAACTATTGTAAACGATCTAGACGATTGGTATTGGGGTCTTCATCATCGTCATCAGGCTAAATCAAAAATTGACCCAAAGAACAACAAAGAGCAAAATACAGACATTTATAGAAACGTTCTTGCTGCATCCGACTTGGTAGTTATTTCTACACCATTCTTATGTGAACGAGCAAAAAATAAATTAGGGGTACCGAATGTTGAGATGTTAGAAAATCATGTTGATTTCAGTGCTTTCATGCAACGACAACACAACGACGACGGAACAACCATTATTGGATGGCATGGCTCCACCGGACACAGGAGCGGCGACTTAGAGATAGTCAAACAAGTTTTTCCGCAATTGCCTGAAGACCGATTTTCTTTTCACCACACGGGATACTACGGAGGACATCCCACCTTCTGGGAAGAGACTGGAGTTACGCAAGATCGGGTTAGTTTGTACCCCATGGTGTCACCGGGCCTCATTGGCAAGATGCTTCCATTTGACATAGGCATTGCTCCGCTCAACGACATACCCTTCAATCATGCTAAATCGTGGATCAAACCGCTTGAATACGCTGCGGCTGGCATTCCTTTTGTTATGTCCAAGTCTCCTGAATATCTTCGGTTCAAAGAAGAATACGGAGTTGGCAGAATAGCCAAAAGATTCAGAGATTGGGTTAAACACTTTGAAGCCCTTTCTGATCCTGAAACAAGAACTGAAGAAGCCGAACAAAATCTCAAAGCATTAGAAGCCCTAGATGTCAAGCACGGCGCACTAAGATTGCAGAAGATCTTGGAAAGCGTGCGATGAATGGGCAACATCTATGGCAAGGGGCCAAAGGGCAAAGCGACGAAACTGCACGCCCTAATTGTCAGATCCCGTGGGAAATGTGAGAAGTGTGGATCTGGGCATGTTCTACAGTGCGCTCATATTATCTCTAGAAAGTATTCGTGGACCCGAACGGACTTGGACAATGCGTTCTGTCTGTGCGCCTCATGTCACCGATTCTTTACCGACAACCCGGTGGAGTTCGGGATCTTCACAATCGACAAAATCGGTGACGACATGTTTGACGAACTGATTCTCAAACGGAATTCAATAGACAAGTTTGATTGGGAAGAAGAAGCAGACCGCCTGAACGCCATAGCGAAAGAAGAAGGACTCTTGTGAGATCATCCCCCATAGCCCTAGCCGATGTTGAAGATAACATCATCAGACTTGTGGAAGACCTTGAAGAACACACCGAAGCCTTTGAGGTTCTTGCTGTAGACCACTCCAAAAAAGATGCTCGCTACAAGTCTTCTTGGGCAAAGGAATATCTCGCTGCAAATGGTTCTATCAAAGAGCGTGAGTCGTGGGCTGATTACAAACTCTCCGACGAAAACTATGAAGTCAAAGTAGCCGACGCTCTTCTCAAGGCCAAGAAGGAAAAACTCAACTCCATCCGCACAGCACTTGATTCCCTCAGGACGCTCGCCGCAAACGTGAGGGCACAAACATGAACCATGGTGTAAGTCCAGACTTGGAAAGCCTTCTCGTTCCGATAGAACAGTTGGAGACTCTTCCCAACAATCCACGCAAAGGAAACATTGCCTCTATTGCGGCATCGTATAAAGAGTTCGGACAAGTCAAACCCATCGTGGCTATAGATAACGAGGACGGCACCGGCACCGTCATTGCCGGGAATCATCAACTGGCAGCAGCCAAGCAGTTGGGATGGACCCACATAGCGGTGCTGCACGTTCCGTTCGACCACGACAAAGCCATAGCGTTTGCCTTGGCCGACAATCGAACTTCAGAGTTGGGAGAAGACAATCAGGAACTTCTCCATGACATGCTGATTTCGGTGGTGGAGGACATGCCAGAGTTCTTTGAAGAACTTGGCTGGGACGATTTTGAGATTGCCAGCATCTCAACCCCCGCTGCCGGAACAGAATCTGCCGTGGAATCTAACGACGGATGGACCGCTCCAACTTTGATTCAACCGCTTCCCACAGAAGCGGACGAAGAGACAATGAGGTCTTTGGTGACTCAGGGCGCTACAGCCGTGGGTTCTGCCGGAGCAAAAACGGTGGTTCAATACACGCTGGTATTCAACGATGCTCAGCAGCAGGCAGTGTGGTATTCGTTCCTAAGATATTTGAAGGGAAACCCAACCTATTCAGGTTTAGCCACAACGTCAGAGCAAGTAACAGCCTTTTTAAACCGTCACATCAGTTCTGAAGGTTCGACATCAACTGAATAGTGCAGTTGAAGAATGTGGAGTCTTTTGACTCTTTGGTTTCTGTGACCTTCAAGTCCAAAGACTCAAGAATCAGATCAACCATCTGTTCAAAATCCTCTTGAACCTCAGCCTCGTCCTCTTCGCCAATTTCGACCAAATCCATACAGACTTTGATCAAGTGTTCCCGAATGGTCAGAATGGAATCTGAATTACTCACAATACTCCTCCCCTTGCGGTGGCGTTTCCACCACGCTACACTACTGGCTTCGGGCAATCAACCATTTTGTATTAGGAGAGAACCGTGGCTCGTTCAGGATCAGAAGTAACCGTCAAGGGCAACAACGTCATCGACGTTGAACTCAAGTACAGCAGTAACGGCAATGGCATGTTGAAGTTGCGACTGGCGACCGAACGCTGGCGCAAGCAGGGCGACTCTTGGGAAAAGACCAACACCTCATTCTTCAACATTCAGGTCTGGGGCGATTTGGCCGAAGCAGCAGCGGGAATCGTTCAGAAGGGTCAGCGGATCATCGTTACCGGTTACTTGGAAGAGCGGAACTGGGAAGATAAGAATACGGGCGAGAAGCGTTACGCTACTCAGATCGTTGCCAACGATATTTCGATTCCTGTTGAGGACATCGAAAGTCTCGTTCGGGTGAAACGCGAAAAGCGTGACGATGCGGCCAAGCCAGCAGCGGCTGCGCCCAAGCCTGCTACCTCACAAGATCCATTCGATGAGGAACTAGACTTCTGACACACATAGTTGATGTAAACTCTGGACATTAGCGCCTAGTCTCAGAGGTCAACATGATAGAAGTTCTTACAGAAATATTAACTGATGGGAAGCGCGGGCCAGAACTGCCCCCCATCTGTCCCAAGTTGATCCTAGAGGCCACAAATACATCGACCGGGAAACAGGCGCTTTGGTCCTACGGGCGAGATCCCCGATCTCATCGTCCCCACTATGTGCTTGATCCCGACGAGTTCAAGATCCACAAGATCCTCAATACCGACTATGGGGTTATAGGGGACTTTCACCCCACTAAACCACATTGGGCATCTCGTTGCATTTTTGTCGCCATCGTCAAGGACGACGTTTTATCCCTGACAGCAGAACAAGAAGAATCTGTTGGTCGTCTTTTAAGAATTCTATGCGACATAGAGGCCGTTCCCGCCATCACCCATGAAGGCGAGGAACTAGGGACACAGACGCTCACCGCCTTTGAGGGAATCCTGCTTTGGTCCTCTATGCCAGATGGACGAACAACTCCGGGCAGAATCAACTGGACAAACCTGAATAAAGGTTTGCAGGATTACAAGACTCCTGATCTGTTGGGCGTCGGCGGAGAAGACACAAAGGTCTACGAAGAAGAAGCAGAAGCAGCAGTAGAAACCCCAACAGAAGATTTGGATTTGCTGACTGTGGCCGAACTCAAAGAGATTGCTTCTGAAGCAGGTGTCGAATACCGCAATTTGCGAAAAGCAGAACTAATAGAGGCCATTGAAGCCGCACGCGCCTAACACTATTAGTTGCAGTAAGCAGTATTTATCAGCGTGGTAAAGTACAACCCCCTGCCGGGGGACAGTTATTGGTTGTGGCGCGGGACCGGAGGTTGGCATGAGGACCATCCCTTCTCCCGTCCCGCGTTACAACTAGAGTAATCCTATGCCGCGTAAGCGCTTATTCTTAGACATGAACGTAGTCGATGCAGCCCGTGAACGGCTTCGACATGTTTATGACACTTTTGACACGGTCTGCGTTCAATTCAGCGGAGGCAAAGATTCTTCCGCCGTGCTTCTTTTGGCGAAAGAGATCCACGAAGAACGAGGACTTGGACCCGTCAAAGCCATTTTCCGTGATGAAGAGATGGTCAGTCCTGCTGTCATCCGTTACATGGAATGGGTCAAAGACCTTCCGTGGGTTGATATGGAATGGTACTGCTTGCCGATGGGGCAGGAGATCTGGGTGCTGGGCCGCAGGGAGTACGTTCTGCTCTGGTCGAAAAATCGAGAAGAAGAGGGACGCTTAGTTCGGGAGATACCCCCATGGGCTATCACCGCTCAGGATTTCGGATTAGATAATGGTGTAGTGGTTCCGCAGCCTGTCGATTATTACACGATGCAAGGAAAGGAAGGGCGAACTGCTTTTCTTACCGGTATTCGGGCAAACGAATCCATGATCCGATATCGGTCCGTTGTCCAGAAACTCCATGAGAATTATATCAACCGTCCATACCGGCTCAGCAAAGCCATTCCGTTACGACTTGTTAAGCCCATCTATGATTGGGTTACGGACGACGTTCTCAAGTATGTGTCTTTGGAGAAGGACTTCCCGTACTGTGAATACTATGACTACGCTGCAATGTCTGGAGCGAACACACGGGTGGGAATTCCGTTACACTCTGTTGCTGCTCGCAGGCTCAATGATGTAGTCACAACAGAGCCAGAATTTTATGACGCCCTAGTGACGGCGTTTCCTCACATAGATGCTCAGCGTCGATTGTGGAAGGATTTCGATATCGAATCCCTGATTGCTTCTTACGCTCGGGAAAGTTGGGATGGCGTTCGTCGTTGCATCAATGATAATATGCTTTCACCGGGAAAACATAATGACGCTATGAAATTCGTAGCAGAATTTCGCAAAAAGCGTAATAACGATCCCTATGGCTATCCGATTGATCACTTAATTCGGATACTACTGCTAAATGAATTCCGCCATACAGCCCCATCGCCGGTCGGTCCAAAGACGAAAGCCCATCGAATGCGTGTTGCCGCTTTGCAGGAAGCAGACGACTTAGACAAGGTAGATGATCTCTTATGAATGTAGAACTTCTCAAAACGGAAAACCTCAAGGTTCCCGACTGGAGAACCACTCATATTCTCAAACCCAACCTGATTGGGCTGATGAAGTCTATAGAAGAATGTGGGATGATCAATCCTATTCTCACTATGACTGATGGCACTATTATCGACGGTTTCGCCCGTTGGGTCGCCGCACAGTCACTGGGTCTTAAGGAGATTCCCGTTCAGAGGCGTGATTGCGGAAAGACAGAAGCAATGATGCTTCATATTCAACTCAACAGGGCCAGAGGAGAGATTGTTCCACATCGTCTCAGCAAAACCATTCGTTTGTTGAACGTGGCTATGGACGAACGAAGCATCATGGATTCGCTCAACATGAAAACAGACGAACTTGATGTCTTGCTGGAAGGATCTCTCATCAAGAAGAGGAAAGTCTCTCAACATTCTTACAGCAAGTCGTGGATTCCTATCGAATCAACCGCTAGCGAAGACTTCAAGATAGAGCGACCACCCACACCAGACGCATAAAAAGAGCGGGTCGGAGGTCCGACCCGCCCTTTCCGGTGTAGCGGTCGCACCTCCTTAATCGGAGATTCCCTGCCGGGGAACCTGAACCATTGTGACTTCTAGATCTTACCTCTTGCCTCGGCCTCAGAAAGAAAGTCTGTCATCAGACTTGTGGCGGTTACACCTTCCGACTCTTCCATCGTGCCTTCAGTCGCTGCATCCACCACGGAACGCTTGTGATTGATGAGGCTATAGACTGATTCATCAATAGTTCCAGCCGCTAAAGCATGAGTTATCTGTACGCTTCCCTTGGTTCCTATACGGTGTATTCGCGCAGAGACTTGGTCAACGTCTGCGGGTGTCCAAGGATGCTCCACAAAAAGCAGATCTTGTGCAGCCGTTAGAGTGTGTCCACTCTTGGAAGCCTGAATGGACAGCACGATCACAGGAGCATCTTCCGCAGATTGCTCCATGAAGGCGCTCTTCGCCTTTTCGACATCGTCCACCTTCATGCCACCTTGGATTTTCAGCCCACCATATTCATCCGCCAAGATGTCAACAATTTCACGGTGATGGGCAGCCAACACCACTTTGCGTCCTTCGTTGATGCGACTTTCCACCCATTCGTTCACTGCTTTGAGTTTCGACTTGGCTGCGATCTTTTTAAGAACTGAAAGCCTGACCAGATGTTCGTGGGCTTCGGCTTTGAACTTGGCCCTCACCGCAGCGCTCCTTGGATCCTGACCTAGTTCGGCAGCCAACTCAGCAGCCCGGTCAGCAAGGAACTGAACGATGTCTTCTTCTGCCTGCTTGTATTCCTTTGCGTATTTGGGATCAGGTTCGATCATCCATTCGGAATGCCGGATGGGTGGAAGATCCTTGAGGACTTGATCTTTAGTCCTTCTTATATAGCACGACCCCCTAAGGCGTTCATTGAGTTCATCTAGGTTCGTGGCTCCGTCGATGTGCCACTGCTTGAACCGATCTTGAAAGGCTCCGCAGTACCGCTTGTAGAAAGCCCAGAGTCCTCCGAATTCCTTAAGCCTTCCGATGATTTCCAGTTGGGGTCCGTACTCAGCCGGACGAGATGTAATAGGCGTTCCAGTGAGACAAAGAACCAACCCCGTATTCGGTACTGTCTTCGCGAGTTTTTGGGCACGCTTCGTTCTCTTCGCTTTGGGATTTTTGAGGTAGTGGCTTTCATCGAATATGTAGGACTGGTACCCCTTCAACGCTTCGGGGTGGTAGTCGATGTTGGAATACCCAATGATAGTGAAGTCTGCTTCTTCCTCTGGAAACTCGCTTCGATTGACCACGCGTCGCCATGTTCGACTTGGAAAGAACTTGTCGATTTCCGTAGCCCAGTTCAACGCCAAGTTGGGTGGGCACACAACAAGACAGGGGTACGCATTTTCGCACTGGACAGCGGCCAGCGACATCAACGTTTTTCCGGTTCCCATCTCATCTGCCAAAAACAGTTTCTTGTGGTCTACGAGGTATTGAACTCCGGCCTTCTGATAAGGGAGCAATTCACCAACGAGATCGGGAACTTCGATTTCGGCATCCAGAGAACGAGAAGCAGCAATCTTCTGTGCCTGCTCCTCAATAACCTCTGATTCCATCAACTCAAGTTCTTCGGGAACACCCAACCTGAAGTTTCGTGCGAATTGGAGTGTTTGGGAGAGGCTGGACCTCGGAGCCATCCAAACCTTCTTTTTCGTGTTCCACCGTGAACCTGCGATCTGTCGAACGGCAACAACCTTCACGGAATCGTAGGAAAATCTGATAATCAGATCTTCATCAACGAGTTCTATTCCTTGGACTGCGTAAGGAGGGTCTGGTAGATCCAACACGCGCAGATCGGGATCAAGCCAATAATCGAACTGAACGGCGAAGATCTTCATGGGCTTCAGGCTAGAAACCGGGATTCTCCACACTTTTCCCAGTCGATCCCACTTAGCGCCCGGAATCTCTTTGATCGCGGCCACTTCATTGGCCTCGTAGGGGCTGTTCAGGATTATTTGGTCATCGTTGAGGCGGATTGCCTTTTCGGTGGTCATGCTGATTCCAACTTACTACAGATCTAAATGCTTGACAAACGGACTCGGATGGGATAGTATTATCCCAACGACCTTTGAGGAGGTAGAAAATATGAGTCACGAATTGGAACTATCAGGAAGCGGCGAAGCCAGTTTCGCCTATCGTAAAGAAGGCGGTGCGCCGTGGCACCGGCTGGGCACCGCCCTGTCGGGGTACGCAACTGCATCGGAGATTCTAGAAGCAGCCAAGGCCGATTACGAGGTTACCTTGCTGCCCGTAAAGTACATCACCCCCAATGGGATCTTGATGGAAATGGAAGACAGGCACATCACAGCCCGTCTGAACGATGACGGTGGAGTCGTTCCGTTTGAGGTCGTGAAAGACCGATACCGGATCGTCCAGAACGCAACAGTTCTGGAGAAGGCTTTGAATGTCGTCGGAGCCTCCGCAGGCGATGCGATCATGGATACAGCAGGCGTCCTCAAGGACGGTCGTGAGTTCTTCGCGACCATCGACTTGGGAACCCTCATTCTGGATCCCATGGGCGTAGCCGATCAGATCCAGCGGTTCCTTGTAGTCCATACGAGCCACGATGGAACCACGCCGATTACTTACGCCAATACTGACATTCGGGCCGTTTGTGCGAACACCGTTCGCATGGGATTGAGAAGCGCACGATCCGTCGTGACTGCCCGTCACACAGAGAACTACAACAGGGCGTTGGAAGAGGCGAACGAGGTTCTTCAGATCTCACGGGATTGGGCAAGCGAGTTCAGCGCCAAGGCGGAGAAATTGCTTGAGACTCCCATGCCTGCTGCCAGCAACAAGATCGACAGCGTTCTGAACGGTCTGTGGCCTGAGAGGGATGCAGATACCGACCGTAAGAAGGTCAACCGCGACGAAACCATTTCGATGGTTCGTTCCCTGTACGGGAATGCGAAGAACGCAGGCGGTTACGGCTACAACGGCTGGAGTCTGTTGAACGCTGTCGGGGAATACTACGACCATCATTGGTTCGATGACCCGAAGCGCAACGCAATGGCTGCGATGACGATTGGGAACAAGTCCCATCTCATGAAGGCCAAAGCAGCGGATCTCATCCTGTCGGTCTAATGACCACCAAAACGCAATTGGAGTTCATGCTAGACGAACTCCATGAGTTGAATCCCAAAGCGTTACGTTTTGTGGATCCAACCTTCGATGAAGCCATTGTCGGCGTTGGTAGCCAATACTCAAAAGACCCAGTCCTCGTCTACGACGAACAAAAGATGGTTGAACATCTCGTCTGGACAGAGGGCTGGGACTTTGAGGAAGCATGGGACTTTCTTTGCCACAACACGTTTGGAGCGTGGATGGGCGAGGGAACTCCCATTGTCATCAAATCAATCAACGATTGGTAGAACTTATGTGGATGCCACCACAAAAAGTCAGCCTGACAGAAGAGATGATCGCAGAAGCCCAACAGATGGCTGATGCTATGGGCGACGGCAAAGGTCGTCGGGGTTCCATTCTGGAAGGCGGAGGCGACCTCGTAGGTTGTCTCGGAGAAGTAGCCTTCAGACAAATCTTGACACTCAAAAGGGACTTGGGTGGTTTGTGGAAATTAGAAATTGAACACAAGCCCAATGCCCATTACGACCTGAATGTCAATGAGGTCAAGATCGACGTTAAAACCAAGTGGTCAAAAGGCGTCCCCGAAAAGCATTGGGAGGGCAGCGTCGCCATGGGTCGTGAAGACCACAGTGAATTCCCACAGGACGTAGATGCGTTTGTCTTCATGCGAATCATTTACTACCCTGAATACACGGTTGATGGAGTGAAAGCGCCGGGTCCGATTGGCTGGTTTATAGGTTGGCTGCCGAAGGGCGACTTCTACAAGAAGGCTGTTCCCATAAAGAAGGGCGAAACGGATCCTCGCTCATCAAACAACAATCAGTTCAAGTCGCACAAAGATCAATGGAACGTGTACCACTGGCAAATGAACCGTCATTTGCCGGATTTGGTTGGGCCGGAATTATTTTAGTGAACTTACAACCTACTATTAGTAGTAGTGATATCTTGGTTGTGGGAGGTTAATCATGAACTGTCCCAAATGTCATAACGATTTAAGCGAAGAAGCCGAAAGAGGCGCTACAACCGGGATGTGGACATTCCGGATTGTTTGTGAATGCGGTCAACATTATCTGTGGCGGCAAGGCAGAATATTCGCTATGCGTACTGCGAGTACCCCATCACCCTTACCCGCTTCTCGCTGAGTGGCGTCCAGTTTCTGCGAATAATTCTGCGCTCTCTATCAGTCGTCCCACCCCATATACCTAGTTCGTGGTTGACGATGGCGTAGTCAAGACATTCTCGCTGTACCGGACAGCCTTTACAAATCGCATACGCCCGAATTCTTTTCACCCGCTGTTGCGGGTCACCACGAAGAATGAAGAAGTCGGCAGTGTCCTGTTCCCGACACGCCGCACCCTTCATCCAATCGTCAATACCGCTAACATTTTCCATAGCGACCCCTCACATAGTGGTGAATTCAAGAACAATAAACGGCCACTCATCGTCGCTACCACGACGCATCCGAACCGGCCATTCCCGCTGGTCCCTCATCCCACGGTAATGATTAACTTCCATCGTATTGGGATCTGTCGGATCAGGACTAATGGCAATACCGAACTCAGACCATCGACTCCAAACTGCTGAGCCGAATGGCCGCAAGTCTCTGCTGGTACCTGATCCCAATGGGGCATGGTGTTCCAACCAGAGAGCGCAATCATATTCATATCGGATGTAATCAAAAAACTTTGCCACTTCTGTAGTTACCGATTCAGAGGTACGTCCACCCGGATCCAAGAACGCTTTGTACAGCGGACCCAAGACCAGTAGGTCTGGTTGAGTCTCATCAATCCAACCAATAAGTTTGTTGCGGTCCTCAACCTTGAGCAGATCCAGTCCGTCGGGTTTTACGACGAGATTGGCTTCCATCTCTTTCGCCTTCCCCACCATGTCGATCCGATGGTAGATGCGACGGGCTGTCCTGCGAATGATTCGTTCAGGGTTTTCCAAGTCAATAAACAGGGTTTTTATCGGAGGCATCTTGTCTCGTTTGAATGGATGAATCCCTGCTGCCGACATTAACGCAACTTGTCTTGCTAGATAGGTTTTTCCAACCCCCTCCGCTGCAACAACGATGACCCGTTCTTGACGTTCCAACAGGTTAGGGATCAACCATTCGTAATGATCCTCAGTTTCTTCCCGTAACAGGGTTGCCCAATCAAGAAGTCTTCCCGGCTCCTGTAGGGAGTTGTCAACATTGAAACCGTCCAACAAACGCTGAGCCTTGTTGACCCGTTGAGACAACGGCAGACTGTGGTCAAGATCCATGAGGGATTCGACAAAGTTTGTAAACTCGTCACGAATTTCACCAGCCACAACCGTGAGGTCTGAAAGTTCCGCACCGGATCCGATGTGATCCGAAACGTCTTTGCCATTGGTCGGTTTGAATACCTTGACCTTTGATCCAACCCCACGAAGTTGAGCAGCGACGTTGCTTGCGTGGACCTCACCGGGTTCGTCATTATCGGCAATAATGACAATCTTTGCTCCGGCCAATGTCTTTGTGTGGTTGGGTAGCCACTTCTCTTGACCTTCTGCTCCTGCACCACCGGGATTACAGGTAGCAATCTTCCCTAGTCGCTCCAAAGTAGCGACATCTTTTTCACCCTCTACAACGTAAACG